CATGAATATTACATTTTATTTCTAAATAATTATATTCTTCTATTTTTTTAAGACTAATATATTCATATTTATTTCCATGAATTTCTTTTGATTTTTTAACATAATCATCAAATGTTTTAACCATTTTAATATTATATATAAATAATTCTTTATATATAAAACATTAATCAGAGATTAAATATGATAGAACAAAAACTTTCCTTATCACCCAAGGTTGAACGCAATAGAGCAGTTCTTTAGTCAGATGAAGCATTATCTAAAACTGTATAAATCTAAAAATTATAATGAATTAACTATAAATTTGAAGAAGTCTATCAAAAATATTAAGAAAGACCATTATAAAAATTATTTTATTTATGCGTATAACAAAGATTTTTATAAAGGTAAGAAAGGTAGTAAAAAATCAAGTAAACGTAGAAAATCTAAAATTTACAAACCTTAAAAATCGGCATTTAAAATACGCACCGCTCTAAATCGTTTATAAAAAATAATAATAAAAATACAGAAAAATACGAATCACTAATGAATAAATATAAAAAAATAAATTACAGTTTAAACAATTTTGATAAAAATTGAATTATAATATATTAAAAATAATATTATAATTATTAATAATGTTCAGTTATGATATTCTAATAAAAGATGTTAATGAAGAGTGGTTACCCTTTTTTGAAAAAACTAAAGATGAATTATATTTAATAATTAATGAATTAAATAGTTCAAAAACTACAATATATCCAGAAAGTTCAAATATATTTAGATCATTAAAATATTTTTCACCAAAAGATATAAAATTAGTTATTTTAGGACAAGATCCTTATATTAACATTGAAAATAATATACCTCAAGCATGTGGGTTAGCATTTAGTGTTCCCGAATGTCATAAAAAAATTCCACCGAAAAATATAAAATCTACGATTTTATATTTTAAGCTTTATTAAATATTTTTAAAAAAATTAAAAATTGTTATCCGAATATAGAAATATCTAATCATGGTTCATTAGAAAGATGGGTAAATGATGAAAAAATTTTATTGTTAAATTCTGCATTAACAGTAGAAGCTGGTAAATCAAATAGTCATCAATTATTATGGACAGAATGGTCTGATAAATTATTAAAATTTATTAGTGATATTAATGAAAAAACGATATTTTTATTAATGGGAAAATTTGCTATTAAAAAATCTGTTTTATTAGTAATGTAAGACATAAAATTTTTACAACACCACATCCATCACCTTTATCAGCACATACAGGATTTTTTGGTAGTAATATTTTTAAATTAATTAATAATTATTTAGAAGAAAATAATAAAGAAACAATTAAATTTAAAAGTTAGCTTTTATAATTTAATTATTAAGACAATAAACAAAATATAAAAAATAATAATTAATTTCATGTATATTATAAATATAATGGGCGGAATTGTAAATAAACAAAAAATATATCCTTTAGATCAATTAGATAATATATTAATTAATCAACCACGAGTGAATACATATCCTGAAGATAATGCACGAGCGAATACATATCCTGAAGATAATATATTAATTAATCAACCACGAGCGAATACATATCCTGAAGATAATGCACGATTTAATACTTATCCTGAAGATAATATATTAATAGATCAACCACAATTTAAACTTGAAAATAATTTAGAAACATTAGATAATATTTTAATAAATAATCCAAATATTACTGATGATTTATTAAAATTTCAACAATCGGATCAATCGGTTATAATAATAATAATTGATTTTATTGATTCTACTAATATGCTAATAAAAAATGGTACAAACAATTTTATAAATATATGTATAAAATTTAATACTGATATTTTATCATTAATTTATAATTATAAAATAATAAAAATTTATGAAATAGTAGGAGATTCATATATTTTAACAATAAATTTTCCATATATTGTAAAAACAAAACAACCTGCAAGTATGGCAATTAACTTTTGTAAAGAATTAATAAATGTATCAAAAGAATATATACACATCAGAATAGGAATTACATATGATAAAATATATTATGGAATAATTAATAATCATATCAGAATTTTTGGAGAAAGTATATGTTTAGCATCAAGATTGGAAAATAAAGCATATATAAATCATATATTTTGTTGTGCTAATATTAATTCACAATTAATTATAGAAAATAATAAATTTAAGTTTAATATTAAAAAAATATATTTAAAAAGTTTTAATAATTATATTTGTTATATATTGAATATAACACAGAAATAATTTATTTTGAATTTAACATTTGATGTTCTAAAGTTCAGATTCAATGATATAATTTATTCTATTTTTATTATAATAAATTAATGAATTTATCATTATTTTAAATAAATTTTTTTTATTTTCAAATTGACTAATAATATAATCTTGATTATTTTTATTTCCACCAAATTGTTGATTATCATTATAAAATATATTATTAAATCGCCAATGAGCTATTCTTGTTTTTGCATCAGAAAAATAAATATCGTTATGATTCAATAATTTTTTAAAATCATTATAATTCATATATATTTAATTAGAAAAATAATTTAAAAAAAATGAATTAATAATATCTTTATTTAAGAAAACATTCTCTAATGGTAAATAATATGCTATTGAATAATATATCTACGATTAAAACTTTATATTCAAAAATATCTAAAAATAGTGAATTTGAAGTTATGTTTTATAATTATAAATCGGATAATAAACTTTCATTAATTAAATTTATGAATTTATTAAATTATATTAAATTCAGATCATCTAATGAAAAATTAGAATTAATAAATGAAACATCTTTAGATATTTCATACAGCCAATCTTATAATAATGTTTATAGAGTATCAATTAATAATATTGATAAAATCAATAAAATTTTAAATTTAGTACATCAAAGAAAAAATCATGTAATATTTTCTATTTTAATTTCTCAATTTTATAATTCTGAAGATTTTCAATTTATAAATAAAATTAGAGATCAAAAAAATATAATTGATATAGATCAATATGATTTAAGATTTAGATTAAGTCAAGAAGAACCAATTGATAAAAAAATGTTAGATAATTTATCAAATTTGCAATATACAGATGCTGATAAAATTATATTTCGTTTTAAACAACGTATAAGTTTAATAATTTTAGATGATGAAAAACTTGGAAAAATAAGATTAGATTTAACTATAATTAAATCATCAAATAATCCTAATAAATTACATGATGTTGATAAACAATTTGAAATCGAATTAGAATATTTAAAAGGATCATCTAATTTATCTGATAAAATTTTAGAAAAAATTAATGAAGAAGTTTATATAATTAAACAAGTATTAGAAAATTCAGATCAAATAGTATCTAGAGATGAACAAATAAATATTATAAAAGAATATAAAAAATTATTATTCAATATTGAAAATGAATCAATTACTAATTTATATTCAATGCAACCAATATCAGCTGAAGTTCAGCATATAGCTGATAAAATTCCTAATAGATATAGTGTATCAGACAAAGCAGATGGTGAAAAATTTCAATTATTTATTTTTGATAATATAATATATTTAATTTCATCAAATTTAAATGTACGAAAAACTAAATATAAAGTAAAAGATTTAAATATGACAGTTTTAGAAGGAGAATTATTTCATAGTAATAATATTTATCTGTTTATGATATATGATTGTCTTTTTTATGATGGTAAAGATATTAGAAATGAATCATTATTTATAAATAGGCTTGAATATATATCAAAATTTATTAGTATTATGAAGATAAATGCTTATAATATCAAACCATTTAGTAAAGATTTTGATATTATAAAACAAGAAAAACATTATGAAAATGAAATAGAAAAATTTTATAATAATATTACTAAATTAATAAATGAATCAGAACATAATGATTTTATATTTCATTCAAAAATGTTTTTATTTCCATTAGGAGGTGATAATTGTGAAGTTTACTCATTTAGTAATTTAATATGGAATTGTTGTACAAATAATCCTAAAATAAATTGTCCTTATTTACTAGATGGAATAATTTATACTGGTATAGATCAGAAATATACTAGAGATAGACGAGAACAAAAATATCCAATTTATAAATACAAACCTCCATCCACTAATTCAATAGATATATATCTTATTTTTCAAAGAAATATAGAAACTGGTAACTATTTAGAAATTTATGATAATACAATACAAGAGTTTGAATTTAATAAAGTATTTCGTATTGCTAATTTTTTTGTGGGTGATTTAATTGGTAATAAAGAAGTACCAGTACCATTTATGAAAGAAGAAAATAATCATGAAGCATTCTTTCCTATAGAAAGAGATGAAGTTAGAGATGTCGAAGGAAATTTAGTAAATGATTATACAGTAGTAGAAGTAATTTATATCAATGATTTAGCTATTCCACATCAATATAGATGGAAAATATTAAGAACTAGATGGGATAAAACTGAATCTGTACTAAGAGATAAAAAAAGATATGGTAATTTTAAAGAAAATGCTATTAAAGTGTGGAAATCAATGCGGGAAGCAGTAACAATAGAAGAAATTAAAAAATTATCACGTGTTGATACTTATAATGCACAACAAAAATCATTATTAAATAGGATTGATTCAAAAGTAATATCATCTGAAAGAGCTCAAGATATTTATTTCCAGAAGAGAACAAATTTAATAAAATTACAAAGAGAATTTAGTGGTTGGATTAAATCAATATTAATATATTTATATTGTGAACCCACTGTCGATTATAATAATAAAATGAAAAAAAAAACTGTTTTAGATTTAGGATGTGGTCGTGGAGCAGATATCATGAAATGGTACCATTCAAGAGTTAGTGAGTATATAGGTATAGATAATGATTATGATGCTTTATTTGGAGCAATTGATAGTGCTACAGTCAGATATCAATCTAATGTAAAAAAATATCCAGATTTTACTAAAATGATATTTATACAAGCAGATATAGGTTTAAAATTTAATAGTGAATTACAAGAAAAAAAATTATTAAATATGAGACCTGAAAATAAAAATTTAATAGATAAAATATTTATAAAAACTAGAAAATTTGATATATTAAGTTTTCAATTATCAATTCATTATTTATTTGAAAATCAAAATACTATTAATAGTATTATAGATCATGTTGATAATTATCTTAAAATTGATGGTTATATTATATGTACAACAATAGATCCTAAACAAATAATGAATTTATTAAATAATAAAGAAATATATACATCCTGGTATACTGATAATGATGGACAACGAAAAAAATTATTCGAAATTATTAAAAAATTTAATGGTAATTTAGAAGATGTTCCAGGTCAAGCTGTTGATTATCATATGTCATGGATTCAACAAGATGATGTATATTATACTGAATATATGGTTACACCTAATCATTTAATAAAAATAATGAACAAAGCAAAGTGTGAATTATTGGAAACAGATTTATTTGTAAATTTATATAATATAAATAAAGAATGGTTTTTAAATGTAATTGATCATGAGGAGAATCCTCGTAATAAAATTTATTATCAAAGACTTTGTCAATTTTATGGTGATTTAAAAGGTGCTGATAAAGAAAGTAAATCTTATTTTGATTTGTTTCGATATTATATTTTTAAGAAAGTATCTTAAGATGTTACTATTAAATTACGATATATCGTACTTACATTTCCAATTATGTCTGTTGCTTGATATGAAATAGTATAAGTATCAATAGTTAATTGTGAAATAGTAGAAATTAGTGTAGGCCCTGATATAGCTATTGAATTATTTATAAATTGTGTAGAACTATTATTTATGAATGATGTCATGTATGGTATTATAATATTATTATTATCATCAATAGCAGTAACACCTGGATCGATATATGCTTGTGAAAATATAATTGAATAATTAGAATCACCTACTAATGTTATTGTAGGTTGTGTTGTATCTAATCTTATTTTAACAATACCACCAGTTCTATAAAATCCCCATATTGGTACACCCATTGATGCAGCTGTTAAATTATCTGTATATTCAGGTAAGACATTAATTATTTGACCAATCAAATTTAAATTAGTAGGTGTAGTATTACTAGTGCCTAAGGTAATATTACCATTCAAATTTGTATTTCCTGAAACATTTAAATTTGATTTAATATTTAAATTTCCATTGATCAAAGAATTATTGTTAACAAATAAATTTGAATTTATAGTGGTATTATTATTAATTAAAGTTTGGGATGATACATTTAGATTAGATAATATTGTTATATTACCATTTAAAATACTATTATTTAAAATATTTATAGACGATAATAAACTAATATTATTACAAAATATTCCATTATTTAATAAATTTAATGATGAATTTAAAGTTGTATTATTATTTAATATAGTATCATTCAATACATTACAAGAATTAATTAAAAAATTATTATTAACATTTAATGTATTATTTGAATTTAAATTTGAACTAACAGTAATATTATTATTAAATATTACAGGACCAGATATATTTAAATTAGAATTTATTGTTACATTATTTTGACAAATAGTATTATTTAGAATATTTAATATACCATTAATATTAGTTTGATTATTTAATATTGAATTACCTGAAATATTAAAATTAGATAATAAAGTTACATTATTTTGTAATGTTGTTGTACCAGAAATATTTATATCACCATTATTATTAATTGTGGATATATAATTAATATTATTTTGAAGAGGAGCTTTAATTTCGAATCGAGTTGCATCTATTGATGATCTAATAAAACCATTGCCACTTATACCTAAAATTTCAATTCCACAATATGTACTATCATTTACCATTGAATTATTAGTTACATTTAAAGTAATAATTTTATCAGTTATTTTTAATTGAGTACTTGCTATATATGTTGTTGTACCAAGAATATTAATAATAGAATTTGTACTACCAATATTAATATTATTGCCATTAATATTTATTTGATCATTAATTGCAGATATACTATTTGTATTAATATTTTGTGCTACTTGTAGATTTCCTAAAATATTTAATGATGATAATAATGATATATTATTAAATACAGAATTATTATTAACTACTAAATTACCATTTATATTAGTATTACCTGATACATATAAATTATTACTTGTTTGATTACCCGTAATTATTGTATTATTAGATATATTTAATGATGAATTAACTGTAGCAGTATTCATTGTTGTAACTCCTGAAATATATAAAGATGATAATATAGATAAAGATCCTTGTAATAAACTATTATTTGAAACATTTAAATTTGATAATATTGTAGTTGCTCCAATAAATAAAGTATTACCAGATATGTTTTGTATATTATATAATCCAACCATATTTTTATATTTAATTGCTAAATTATTATCAAGTGTTGTCATTATATTATAAAAGAAAAATCTATTTTTTAATAATTTTTCTTTTATAATAAAAAATTATATTAACAGAAATTAAGAACTCAAAGATTTCTTAATTGATGATTGGCAACATATATTTTTATGCTAAATTACTATTTGAAATAATAACTTTAAAAATTTAATTATATTATTAAAATAAACTTAATTCAATATATGGAGTGACATAAGAATAAAATGTAGGAATATAAACAGAATCTAATCTATATACATAAGGATCATACCACCAATAATAAATAGGTTGATTTACAGGTAAATATTTTTTTGCTCTTTTATATATATTATCACTGTCAAAATCACTAAAAGAATCTGATTCTGAACTTGAATCAGATTCATCTTTATTTTTTCTTTTTGATTTTTTATCTTTTTTTATTTTTTTCTTACCACCCTCTTGAGGATCTGCAAATTTTGATTTAAACTTATCTAATTTATTTTTAAATTTACTTATAGCATTATCACTATCTTGGATTTCAAAATTTTTTATTGAATATTGTACATCATTATTATTTCTTTGTTCTTTAACTTGATAATGATAAAATTTTTCTCCTGTACCTGAACCCTTTTTTATAGTAAAATGAAATTCAGGTACTGAATTATTAAAATGTTCTGCTAATTTATTATAAAATAAATTCGCAGCTTCATTAGAATTTTGAGCTTTAATATTAGATTTAAAATTACCCTCTATAGATGGATTTACTAATTGATATGAATTTACCATATATATTTATACTAGAGATTTTTTTTTTTTATAATTAAATATTTTAAATTACTAAACAATATAAAGATATATATCTATAATTTATAATAAGATCTTATGGGATATTTGATTGAATTAAAAACAACACAAGCAATAGCTATTAAAATTGTTGTAGATGCAATTAATTCCTTACTTACAGATGCAAATTTTGATTTTTATCCATATTATATAGAAGATGAAGATAAAGATATAAATGATACTGAAAATTTGGAATATGATAATAAAGAATACCAAAAAAATATTGGAGGAATTGTATTAAAAGAAGTTAATAAAACAGGAAAAATTTTAGTATATATGAGATTGGATTCAGATAAATTTGATATTTATAAGTATAATAGTAATAAAAAAAAAATTACATTAGGTATTGATATCGGAAATTTATCAAAATGTCTTAAATGTATGTCTCATTTTGATACAATGTTATGGCTAGTTGATGAAGATGACATAAATAAATTAATTATTGTATTAGAAAGTACTGAAAGAAAAGAAAAAAAAACATTCAAAATTAATTTAATGGATATTGATGAAGCTACATATCAAATTGATCCGATTCAATTTCCATATTCTATATCTTTACCTTCACAAGATTTTCATAAATATTGTAAAGATATGGCAGCTTCTACAGATAAAATTGAAATAAAAGCAACATCAAATAAATTAATATTTTCGGGTAAAGGTGAAATCGGTAATATTGAATTTGAAGTAGGTGAAACTAATGGTGGTTTATCAATTATTTCAACAACATCTAATTCAAATGAAATTGTGCAAGGGTTATTTGAATTAAAATTTTTATTAATTTTTACTAAATGCACAAATTTATGTAATCAAGTTATTTTATTTCTAAAAAATGATTATCCTATAATTGTTACCTATCAAATTGCAGCACTCGGTGAAATTAAACTAGTTTTAAGTCCATCTAAATCTAATTAATAATATTAGGAATATGGGCAATATATATTATATCTGTACCCCATTTTTTTAAAATATTTTCATTTAATAATTTAAGACTATTATTTTTTGAATTATTATTCCAAATTTTAACAATACAATTACTATTTTTTTTTAAACAAATTGATATTCCAACAATTTCATCAGAAATTGTTGGACATAAAATATCACAAACTAAATATATTGATATATCATCCCATAGTTCATCAACTTGATCTTCACTAATTTTAAATGACCAACAACCACCATTTATATTTTTTTGATCTTCCCAAATAGGAGTTATATCATCTTTCATTACAAAAAAATGTTTATTAGTAATACCACCTACTTTATCCCAATTATTATAAAATTTCCAAAAATCATTAGCAGTTTGAATAGTATAAATATGTTTATAACCAGTTAATTTCCAATTATCTTTTTCGGCATGATACCAAATTTTCCAATTATATTTGAGATTGCTGTTACTCATTATTATACCAATAATAAAATATCTTTAAAACTATATTTTTCTTATTAATTTTTAAAATTAGATAATATTGAAATTTTTATGCAACTATCAATTAAATTCTTCTTACTTTATATCGCAAGTTTTATATATTAAACTGATATAAAAGCTTTTTTATAAATTATCTAATTTAGCATCTTATTTAATGATGATATTTAATTTTTCTAACTAAATCTAATCACAATATATCTACATTAAATATTGTAATTGTTAATGTAGAATTGGGAATTCTAAATACAAATACTACTAGTTCTAATCAATTCTTTACTTATCATTTTAAAATTATTATATGATATTTTATTTAAAATAATATTAATTAAAATATATAATGTTTCAGAAACTGATTTTTTGTATTTATGATATAATTATTACTAATTTTTCAATAAAAGTACACGCATTTAAATATAAGAATAATTTATATTACATAAAATTTTTATCCAGATTATATCCATTCTCACTATTTAAATATTTATTTAATTTTTTTGATATTCAGTTAATTTATAGTGTTAATGATATGTATTATATAACATTTAATAAGTATACTATATTACCTATTTTATTAAAATTTAATATAATTAATGATGATGAATCTATAATTGATTTTAAAAATAAAATCAGAAATTTTAATGGTTATATTCCTTTAAAATTTTTTTTGGATATTAATAATCTAAAACCAAAATCTATTGATATAAAATATTTATCTAATAATAAAATTATAGAAAATCAAATTATTTTAAATAATACTAAAAATTTGGTGACAATTAATGAAATATTTTATAATTAAAAAAAAATTGAAAATAATTCTATTTATGTAACCAATAATATAAATTTTTTACCGTAGCAATTAAAACAAAGTTTTTGATTGCAATTTTTGTCAGTAAATATAGTTTAAAAATAATCATCAATAACTCAATTGAAATTTTCAATAAAAAGTACATTATTAAATGAACAGCACACAAAATACGAATATAATAATTAACAATGAAATGATTTTAAATAGAATTGATACAGCAATTGATTTTGTAAACTCTTACGAAATCAATTCAAATTCAAGATTGAATAATATTATCAACATCAATTCAAGATTGAATAATATTATCAACATCAATTCAAATTCAAGATTGAATAATAATATTATCAACATCAATATCAATTATCTAAATAATATGAACATTACAAATGAAGATATATTTGAAGATGCTTTTTCACAATCTGATGTTAATGGATCTGATGAATCAGTAACCAGAAACATTGATGGATCAACAATAACATTATTAGAAAGAATACATAGTGATAGTGTTCATCTAAATTTGAGACTTTTTAGGACACATACTCATAGAATACCTACAGTTAAATGTCCAACATGTCGATATTCACAAACATATACATCTGAATTAATTCCAAATCAAAACTTTTCTTGTCCAATATGTTTAGATGATAATGAAGAATTATACGTTCCATGCGAACAATCAAAAGCTCATATAATTTGTTGTTCAAAATGTTATGAATCATTAAAACAATTAATTTAAAAAGAAAATCTTTTTAAATTAATTATTTTTTTATATAGATAATAATTCGTCACAAATTTTATCTAAAATTGTAGAATTATTATCAAGCCATTTATTAAATATTAAGTCCATTTTATCAAAAGCAGTATAATCATCAAGTTCGATAGGTTCATCTAAAATAAAATTTAATCTATGAAAATATTTTAAATTATCTATTTTATTTTGGTTTTTTAATAAATCTAATTGATATTCAGATGATGCATTAAATATTGTATATAATATTAAATTAGACCAAGACAATAAACCACTTGGTGATCTCTTATTTTTTGGTAAATATAAACCTGTGCCAAGCGATAATTGATAAAATATTTCATTTTCATCATAATAATTAATTGCTTCATTTATTATTAAATCAGATAAATTATTTGAAACAATTCCACCATCTATTAATATTTTATCATCTAATGCAAAAGGTTTAAAATATGATGGTGCAGATATTGATCCTCTAATTATTTTCCATAAAGGAATATCATTATTAATATCTTCATAATTTTTATAATAAATAGGTTTATTACTATTTAAATCATACGTTAATATTAATAATGGTTTATCGATTTCACTAAATTTTTTATTATCAAGAAAATTTTTTAATTCAGTATCTATATTTGAATCTAAATATTTTGATCTTAATATTCCAAATGCTGATACTAATGTATAAAAATTAGATCTATAAAATATATTTCTAGACATTTTTTTAATAAATATAATTAGTTCATCTACTGAATATGAAAGTAATAAAAAAGATAAAATCAATGAACTTACAGATACTCCTGAAAAAAAATCAAATAAATCTATTATTTTTTTATTTGTTTTTTTTTCAATATATTTTAACACATGTAATGTTAAATAAACTTTTACACCTCCACCATCTATATTTAATAATTTTTTCATTAATAATATTATTTTAGAAAAAATTATTAAATAGCATATTTTACTAAAATAATTAAATAAATTTATATAATTAATAATCACATAATTGATATGCCACTGGAAAAGGTATAACATCTCTTATTGATCCTTCAATAAATGTACAATAACTTACCAAACGATCTAATCCAATGCCACTACCAGCTGTTTCACAGCTTCCATTCTTTCTAAGATCCAAATACCATTGCAAAGGTTCTAAATTCATATTTTTTTCATTCATGATATTTATTAGTTTAGAATAATTTGACTCCCTGACGCTACTTCCAATTATTTCTCCAATTCCATTCATTAATACATCACAACTTTGAACTATTCTCGGTTCATCATTATTTTGTTTCATATAAAAACTTTTTAATATTTTTGGATAATTATAAACAATTACTGGTTTTTTATAAATAACATCACATAAATATCTTTCACAATTAGAACCCAAATCATCACCCCATTTTGGCATAATAAAATTTTTATATTTTTTTTCTAATGCATCAATATTTTTAGATAGTATATCCAATGCTTCGCTATAAGTTATTCTTGCAAAACAATATTTAACTGTTGTCTTTAATTTCTCAATAATACCTTTTGATACAAATTTATCCAAAATTTCTAAATCATCATAGTTATTATCTAATATATAACTAATAACATACATAATAATATCTTCATTAAAATCTAATAATTGTTCTAAATTTATGAATGCACCTTCCCATTCAATATGTGAAAAAGAAGCAACATGTCGATTTGTTAAACTAGGTTCGGCTCTAAATGATGGATTCATTGTATAAACTTTGCTCATTCCAGAACATAATGCTTCCAATTGCAATTGAGATGAAACTGTTAAATAAGCTTGTTTTTCAAAAAAATCTTTACTAAAATCAACATTTAATGTTTTACTATTTAAATTATTAAATTGAGTTGTAATAGTAAATACTTCACCTGCTCCTTCGCAATCTGATGTTGTAATAACATTGGGATCTAATTGAATAAAATTATTTAATTTAAAAAAACTATGTAATGCTGATATGACACCATTTCTAATTCTAAAAATAGCTCTCATTGATTGAAATTTAGGTCTTAGATGTGCATGACTTCTTAAATTTTCTATTTTAATACCTTTAACACATGGTAAATATGTTGAAGGATCATCAATTCTTCCAATTATATTAATTCTTTCACCTTTCATTTCAAATAATTGTCCTGCTGCTGGAGATTCAACTATTTGTCCTGTCACTTCTATAGTTGTACCAGAATATAAATTTTCGATGTTTTCTAAATCTATAATAATTTGTAAATTTTGACTAGAAGTACCGTCATATAATTGAATAAAATTATTATTTGATTGTTTTCTATATGATTGTACCCATCCTTTACATGTTATTGTTTTATTTAAAAATTCATTATAATTATCAAATAATTTTTTTAGAATAATATGAGAATCTTTGAATTTCAAATTTAATTGATTTAAATAAGTCATTTACTTTTAATAAAAAATAATATTTTATAGCGATTAGGTATTATTTATATTATAAAGAATTAGAATTAATTATTTCTAAATGTGTTGAATTAAATGTTGTATTTTTTATTTAATTTCCATAATTCTATAATTTGTTTAAAATTAATATTTTAATGCAGCACTAATATATTAATAATACAATTTTGGTTTCATTCTATCTTTTTTATTATATCTTCTTTAATTAAATCACAAGTCTTGATTAAATCTTAAATTATTGAATTGGATTCATTTTTGTAAATTTTATTATTGTAAAATTAACTTTACAATCTTTAATATATTTTTTTAATTTATTGCGTATTGCCCATGTAAATTTAAAATTATTTTCAATTGTTGAATCAAGAAAACTATTCATTAAGATATATTATAAAATTAGTTAATGATATTATATAATCAGTTTTTATATTAAATATCATTTTTCTGATAAAAATTGAATAAAAAATAATATCTAAAAAAAGAATATATACTAATAATAATGGATTCAAGTATAGATAAGAATATTACTAATTTAATTGATTTATATTTTAATCAACCTAAAATTTTATATCAACATTTGTTCTCTTCCTATCATCAATTTATCGAAGAAATCATACCATATTTACTTATTAAAGAGCCGAATAATTTTTATGAAAACATTGACAAAGAAAAAATATATCTTCATGGTTTTAAATGTTCAAACATAAGATTAAAACCTTCTGTATTTGAAAATGATAATGAAATTAAATTTCCATCAGATGCAAGAAAAAATCATTTAAATTATTTTGGTACAATTATAGCAGATGTTCAACAATATGTTGAAATTAATAATTCTTTGACTGATGATAAAATAATTAAAAATATTGGTAATTTAGAAAAAGATTTACCTATAGCAAATATTCCAATTATGGTTAAATCCAAATATTGTTCAACTAATATTAAGAAAGATTTAAAAGGTGAATGTCCATTTGATGGAGGTGGATATTTTATTGTAAATGGGCAAGAAAAAATTGTTATGTCAATAGAGAAAATGGTTGATAATAAAATTTTAGTATTCTCGAAAAAAGATAATTCTTATCCTGATGGTTTGATATATACAGCTCAAATTAATTCAAAAAAAAATGATTGGTCTGAAAATTTACAAATTTTAACAATAAAAAATAGGAAAGATGGTGTATTATCTATAAGTACATCATCCCAATTAGTAGATATACCATTATTTATATTAATGAGAGCATTAGGTATAGATTCAGATAGAAGTATTATTAGTCATATCACATATGATTTAGAAGATGATAAAATGTTAAATTTATTAAGACCTTCTGTTTCAAATTCAATTGATGAATTTGGTAATAATATTAAAACAAAAAATGAAGCAATTGAATATTTAATACTTAAAATTAAAAAAAATAAAAGAATATCACAATCTAATGATGATTTAGCAAAAATACAAAAAAAATCATATCTAGATAAAATATTAAAAAAAGATTTATTACCTCATTTAGGTGAAGATATTCCTAAAAAAATAGTTTTTCTTGGATTAATGGCTAATAAATTATTAAATGTTATGTTAGGAAGAAATACAGTAGATGATCGTGATGCTTTACAAAATAAACGTATTGAACATCCAGGAGTATTATTAGGTCAGCTTTTCAGACAGAATTGGAAAAAATTATTAAATGAAATTGCTAAACATTTTAAGAAAAAAAATCAATCTGATGAAACACCTATACTAGTATTAGGACAAATAAAACCTTCAACTATAGAACAAGGATTAAAAACCGCATTATCTACTGGTGTATGGGGTATGAATCGAACGAAAAAAGGAGTAGCACAATCGTTACAAAGATTAAGTTGGATTCAGGGATATTCTTATGGTAGAAGAATATTATCACCTTCAATGGATGAATCAACGGCAAAAGTTACATCTATTCGACAAGTAAATCCTAATCAATGTCAGATGTTATGTTGTTTAACAGGTGATACTGAAATATTAATGGGTAATCAAATAGATATTAAAATGATTAAAGATATTGTTAAAACTGATATTGTTAATACAGTTAATCCAATAACTTTAAAACAAGAACCATCTAAAATTTATAATATTTTTAGTAGAATGTCTGAAAAATTATTTGAAATAAAAACATCAAGTAATAGAATAATTAAAGTTACACATGATCATCCATTATTAGTTAATAAAAATGGTAAACTAGAATGGATAAATGCAGAAAATTTGCAACATTCTGATTATCTAATTATTCGACATACTGAATTATTATTACCCAAAGAAAATATTAATATAAATTTGAATATTAATAATTATATTTTTAATAAAGATAATATACATATTATTGCTAGATTATTTGGTTATTTTTATAATTCAGATTTAATTAGTTATGATATTAATAATTTAGATATATTGAATGATATTAAATTATTAAATATTTATGATGATTTTAAAAATATAATATCTGAATTAAAATCAACTAATATTAACTGGATTATTGATAATAGCATGCATGTTAAACGTGAATTTTTAAGTGGATTATTTGGTTCGATAAAAAATAATAAATCAGATCAAATTGATGAATTTTATTATTTTTATTTTTCACCGGCTGAAAAATTTATTGAAAAAAATATTGATATTATCGCACAATTATTTCAGAACTTTAATATCAAAACAGTTATTAACGATAATAAATTATCTTTAAACAATTCAATCAAAAATATTATAAAATATGGTGATTATATTGGATATAGATATAATGAAAATGATAGTAGAGAGTTAGGATATTTAATTGAATATTATAAATTAATTACCTATTCAGATCTAAAAATATCTTATAAAAATTTTATTGATACATTTAAAATTAATGATATGATTTTTACAAAAATTAAATCAATAAAAAGAATAAATCAAGAATTAGTGTATGATTTTACTACTGTATCAAATAATCATAGTTTTATTGCTAATTCAATTGTATCATCCAATTGTGGTGAAACTCCTGAAGGAGCTAAAATTGGTATTGTAAAAAGTTTAGCAATGATGGCATCAGTAACAGTTCAAAATTCTTCTCAATTTGATGTTTTAATAAATCTGTTAAAAGAAAATAAACATATTAAACATCCATTTGATGTTGATCCATTACAAATGAGATTATGGGTGAAAATTTTTGCAAATGGTAATTGGATCGGAATATGTAAATTACAGTATGCAAATGATATATATAGTATGCTAAAAAAAGCAAGATATGATAATTTTATTGATAAATATACATCTATACTGTTTGATTATTCAAATAATGAAATTAAAATATACTTTGATGGCGGAAGATTAATTAGACCATTATTGATTGTACATAATAATAAATTAAATATAACTGAAGATGTTATTAAAGATATTATTGATGAATCAAATAAAAATGATAAAACAAAATCATGGAATATGGTATTAAATAAATATTCAAATTTAATTGAATATGAAGATATTGAATCATTAAATTATTTATTAGTTGCAGAAAATATGAGTAGATTAGCAGAAGCAATAGAAGCTTCTACAAAGCTTATTGAATCTACTGAAATTGGAAAAATTAATAGATATGGAGATTATAGATGGGTTAATTATACACATTGTGATTTTCATTCGTGGGTTATGTTAGGAACTGTAATCGCAAATATTCCATTTTCAAATCATAATTATGCAAATCGTAATATTATCCATTTCTCTCAAGCCAAACAATCAATTGGAACATATTTATCTTCTCATAAAGATAGAATGGATATATCACAAATATTATATCATCCACAAATACCATTAGTAACAACTCAAGCAATGAAATATAATGGATGTTTAGATTTACCTTATGGTGAAAATGCGATTGTAGCAATCTGTTCTTACACTGGATTTAATCAAGAAGATTCTATTATTTTTAATCAATCTGCAATTGATAGAGGAATTTTTAGAGCTGATACTGTTAGAAAATATCATAGTGAAATTCTAAAAAATCCATCAACATCACAAGATGATATTTTTACAAAACCTGATCGTAATAAAGTAACTAGTATGAAACAAGGAAATTATGATAAATTAAATGAAAAGGGATATATTCCAGAAGAAACAATAATTAATAATGAAGATATTATTATTGGAAAAATATCACCAATTCAACCGACAGGAAATAATAATAAAGTTTATAAAGATAATTCTGAAATTTTCAAATCAAATGTACAAGGTGTTATTGATAGAGTTCATACCGGAATTTATAATGCAGAAGGCTATGAAATGTATAATGTTAAAGTTAGAATGGAAAGAAAACCTATTACTGGCGATAAATTTACATGTTATGATGATTCTCATGATGTATTAACAACTGATGGATGGATTAATATTAAAGATATTACTACTAAACATAGAGTTGCATCATTAGTTGATAATAAATTAGTCTATCAATATCCTGATGAGATTCAATCATATGATTATGAAGGAGATATGTATTTAGTTGAAAGTAATCAAGTATCATTATGTGTTACACCTAATCATCGAATGTGGGTAAGTAAAAGAGATAAAAAATATAAAGTTGAATTAGCTGAAAATATTTTACATCAAAGAAGACATTATAAGAAAAATGTAGATGATATTGTTGTTGATCGAAATGATGAATATTTTAAATATGATGAAAAAAATAATATTACACATTTTAAAATTGAAGATTTAGAATTTGATATTAAAGATTGGTTAATGTTTTTTGGTATTTGGATAGCAGAAGGTCATGTTGATAAATATAGTTTATATCCAAGAATTGCTGTACACAAAGATCGCGTAAAAGATATAATTTATCCATTTTGTGATAATTTTAATTTGACATATAGTTTATATAAAGATCATCCAACAGCAGAAAAAAATATGATTAATATTTCTAATAAAAAATTAGGCAATTATCTGTTTGAATATAGTGTTGGAGCTATTAATAAATATTTACCTAAATGGACCTGGAATTTAACTCCAGACTTGTGTAAAATTTTAATAAATGGAATGATGTTAGGAGATGGTCATACAATGGAAAATGGCACCAGGCGATATGATACATCTTCATTAAAATTAGCTGATGATTTTCAAAGATTATGTTTGCATGCTGGATATGCTACAAATATAAGTCTAAAATATAAAGCAGGACATTCTACAAAAATAAAAACAGGAAAAAATGTGGGAAAAACAATTACATCAAATGTAGATGCATATAGAATGACAATTATTGAAACACAAGTAGAACCGTTAGTTAATAAAAATATAAAAAAAATTGATGATATCATTGAAAATAATCATGATTCAATGATTCCATTTAATGGAAAAATTTATTGTTGCTCAGTAAAGGGAAATGGAGTTATATGTGTTCGACGATGTAACTCCATAGTTTGGTGTGGTAACTCGAGACACGGGCAAAAAGGTACTGTAGGTATAACTTACAAACAAATAGATATGCCATTTACAGAATCAGGTATTGTTCCGGATTTAATTCTAAATCCACATGGATATCCAACAAGAATGTCTTTGGGTCATTTTATAGAATGTCTAGCATCAAAAGAAGCTGCTGAAACTGGTCATTTTGTAGATGGCACACCATTTAATAATTATGATGTAAAACAATTACCCGAAGCATTAAAAAAATTAGGATATTCTCCGTATGGAACTGAAAAAATGTATTGTGGATTAACAGGAAGAATGATGGATGTTGAAATATTTATGGGACCTGTGTATAAGATTAGATTAAAACACATGGTTTTGGATAAAGTTCACGGACGAGCTCGTGGGCCTAAGCAAGCTCTTACTAGACAACCTTTAGAGGGTAGATCTCGCGATGGTGGTTTAAAAATAGGAGAAATGGAAAAAGATGCAATGGTTGCTCATGGAATGAGTCAATTTTTAAAAGAAAGATTAATGGAAACATCTGATATTTCAAAAGTATATGTATGTGATGATTGTGGTATGTTCGCATCAAAAGTTATAGATAAAGAATATTATAGATGTAAAGGCTGTCATAATTCTACTAGAATATCTGCAGTTGTTATACCTCATGCAGCAAAATTATTATTTCAAGAATTAACATCTGTTAATATTTTACCAAGAATTAGAACTGAAAAATCAGTTTATGGAGAAGAAATGAATAGTTAAATAATAATATTAGAAAAATATTTATTTTTAGGATTTTTTTATATAGATTAATTTAATAAAAATGAATATTTTATCTAAAATAAATTACAGATGAAAGATTAAAATTATAATAATTTTATACTAGTATATATTTAAAACGATGATTTTTGAATGCAAAAAAAATCTAGATTGTGTAAAAATTTATGTTTTTTAATTTTTTTTAATAATTTCATATTTTAATTTTATTTTTTTTTTTATTGGAATACAATGGCCTGTAAATAATTTACGTAGTAATGTATTTAATTTTTTATTATTTTCTTCTAAATATCCAAATAATCTTAAAATATCTACAATATCATAATGATATTCTTTTAATGAAATAGTTTTAGTATCATCATTTATTATATTATGTAAATAATATAAATTCCATAAAATATTTCGTTCCTTTTGAGATAATACTAATTTTGTTTGACCATTTGTTTCTATATCAGTATTGTCAAAAAAAAATAACTTTAAAAATATTACTTTATGTATTTTATCAACTATAATATATAAATAATAACTATATCCTATATTGTTTTTATTATAAATATGCAGATAATATTCTTGTTTATTATAAATAAAAAATTTTAATTCTTCGATATCAGAATTTTTTATTTTTTCAATATATTCTTTATTAAACCAGTCTATACCATCAATAATTTTATTTTCACCACATATATTTTTAATTAATATTGTTATAGGTTTCTTTTTTTTTGTTAGTTTGTATTTTAAAAAATCTTTAAATAAAATTGTTGTTCTTGTAAAATAATCATATTCAATTGAATATTTTTTTTTTTTTGTTTCTAAAATTTTTGTTTTATCTTTTTTATAAGTAATATTATTATTATATTTATGTATTTCATTCTCTTGCAAATTATCTAATATTTTTACCAAATTATCATTATGTAATATTTTATTAGTTATATTAGATTTATATATTACATATTCTGTTGATCTTCCTCCTTTAAAATTATTATATAATAATTTATTTTCATTATTCATTAACAAAAAATTATTAGCTTTTTGTACTAAATATTTTAATTTATATTTTATATATTTATATTTAAAATCAATATTCATATATAAAAAAATATATATATTTTTTTTTTGGGTTTTAATTATATTTTTTTTATAAATTTAGCAAAATAATTTTATCTTAAAATTTAATATAATTATTGATATATTTAATTTATTTTTTTATTATTATTTAAATACTTTAGCTTTTGTTTTTTATTTTGTAAACATAAAATAATTAATAAAATTAGGTTATATTTTTATTAATTATTTTTAAATTAGTTATTATATAAAATTAAGTTTATACAATTTGTGATGCAAATTATGAATTAGCTATGAGGTGTCTTGAACTTCTGTTTTTCTATTACGTGTTCGTTTCAGAGTTACTCTTTCAACAATTGGTCTTGACTTTATAATTTGTTCTGTAATAGATGTTGCTTTTATTGAATCACCAATAATATCTATTAATGCTTTTTGAATTAATTCTTTTTTAAGTGGTGATTGAGTTTTTGATATATTTCTTCTTAATTTTCCATCCTGAATATCTATAACTTTTTCATCTATTGATTTTAAATAATTTAATATAAATTCTTCATTATTTTTTTTATCATTATTTAATTTTTTTATTTTTTCTCGTGCATCTTTTAAAATATCATCAACTTCAATATATTTTTTTACTGCGTTTACAAATTCTTGAGAAACTTTTTTTTCATTATCATTTTCTGACATTATATTATATTTATTTAGAAATAAATCTTTATTTAAATATGATTTGTTATTCATTTAACATAATGATTTTATATTATAATCTGCTTCAATTGTAGAATTATTCCAAGGACTAACAGAATATTTAGGGTTTGGAATAGCTCCTCTAATATCATAACTCGCATTTTTTAAACTCTGACCAACTGTATTAATTCCTATAATATATTTTTCAGTATTAATTAATTTATCATCATTTATATTAAATTTAGCTTGTGAAAAATCTGTATCAAACCATTGATCATTAATTTCTTTTGGTAAGAAATCTTTAGCATTATATTGACTAACATTATTTTTATTAACATTAACTGTTTCTGGTGTTAATAAAGGAACATCTGCTTTATCAAAAGCAGCGCTCAATTCAGCACCCATATCATTTGTATCTAAATTAGGTTTAAAATTAAATATATCTTTAGGATTACCTGTATTTGTTTCTGTTTCTGCTATAATTTGATTAAGCATATCTTGTGTAATATTGGCATTTGAAGCATCAGATGAAACTTTTTTTTTTGTTGTATTTGTTGGATCGGATGTATTCACAATATTTGTTGCATTTGCATATGCAGGTTGCATTAATGCTGCCATTTCATTAGGCATCGCTGATGACATTAGTGTTGTATCATGACTAGCTCCATTTTTAGCAGTTGGAATAGATGGATCTGAAAAATTTTCATTAATATTTGAAGGACGTGTTAAATAATATATTAAAAATCCAACTAATAATAGTATAATTAAATTTGATATTTGATTACTTCCCATAGATATATTTAATCCTAGAAAAAAAATATAAATTTTAAATTATTATATTTATTCTAAAATGTTAATAATATATTTCTTCATCTGAACTATCAGAAGTAAATATATATTTATTTTTTATTTTTATTTTTTTTATAAATATAATATTTTTATCTTTATTACATAAATTATTTTTTTCACTATATATTGTAACTATATCATTCTCTTCTAAATTATCTAATCCAATTTCCTGTAAACAGAATAAGCTTTTCTTATTCTCAGAACTAATTTCAGAGCTTTGCTCTATGATTTCCTCATAATTTTCAGAGCTTTTCTCTATGACTTCCTCAAAAATTTCTTGTGAACTAAATTTATTATCATTACTATTATATTTATCTGAATAATGATTTGAATTTTTTTGATATTTTAATTCTGTTAATAAATAATTTTTAGATTTATTGAGATTATTTTTATTATCTAAATTAAATGATTTTCTATAGTTAATATAATTTTTTTTACAAATTAATGTACTATTGTATATTTTAAAATTTATACATCCTTTTATAATTTTAGAAATAAAAATTAAATCATTATATGCTATAATTTTAATATAATCTTTTAATATTTCTATTTTTTTTATCTTAATTAAATATTTATTCATATTATTTATATTTTTATAATTTAATTTTTATAAACCAATTTAGATAAAATAATGATATTTATATTAAAATATAAATTTTATCTAGAATATATATATATATATGATAAATAATAATTATTATAATAAATATATAAAATATAAAGATAAATATCATTTTTTAAAACAATTAAAGGGTGGTGAAACACCTATTGAAGAAGGAAAAAAAAAAATAAATATATTACCTGAAGATTTATTTGCAATATCACCATTCAAATATTTTTTTATAAAATCAAGTGTATTAACAGAATTAAAAAAAAATGCAGAACAACTTAAAATTTCAGATACAGACGTTGAATATTACGTTTTTGATAATAATAATTTTTTTGAAATTTTAAAATATAAATCCTATTATTTAAATCAATATACAAATAGTTTATCATTGATTATGCCAACAGATAATAATACAATTGAACCAATTAATTTATCACCTATCGAGGAAGCTAAAATAAAAGAACAAATATTACATAATGCAATTACCAGTAAATTAGCAGAAAATAAAGAAAAAATTGATAAATTAATTACCAATAGTAAAATTTCTGAAAATGATTCATCAAAGAGTGATACACCTCATGTAGATTTATATAATAATGTTTTATTTGAACGCACCCAAACCAATGATAAACTTAAAGATATGATTAATTATGCTATAGAGGATATAAGAAAGATATATACTGACTTATATCCTGATAATGAAAGATGCGAATACATGAATACACAAATAGAAAAAATTTTATCTGATTTTAAAAGTGAAATAGATAGTACTATTACAAAAACTATGTTAACTATTGATGCAATTATAAAAAATAAAAATATTTGTGTACAAAGAGTAATTGCTTTAGATAAAATAGATAAATTTACTTCTTTAGCTATTAAAGATCCAGCACCTTTTAATAGTATCAAAGCAAAAATTGATAAAGCATTTAAAGAGAGTTTTACTTTTACTCAACAAAAAAATAAAGAAGCTGTTTTAGAATTAACAGGCTATGTAATTCAGGTTATTAGTCATCCACAAAAAAATGCCATAATAATAATGCAAATTTTACCCATTGCAGGTGGAGCTGAAAATTATTCAGCTAATGATAATTATGAATCAGGTAATTATGACTCTGAATTACCTGCATCATAACGCTAATATTATTAAATTAATAACTAATAATTATTAATATTTTTATCTAATGTAATAATATATTAAAATTATAGATGATTTATATAAAAAAAAATATATTAAATATAAAATTAAATATCATGAATTAAAAAATATTAAAGGCGGTGCTAGTATGTTAAGAAATATAGCAAGGACCGTGAAAACAAAAACTGACAGGGCTGTATCAACTGTTAACGTAAGAACAAGAGGTGTGACATCTACATTTACCGGACAAGGAGGAGATTTATGGTCACAATATTTTAAAAACAGATATAATGAATTATTTGAGCATATGGTGGATATTAGTAGTATTACAAAATTGGATGATATTTTTTTAACATACGGCGATCAACAACAACTAGATATTATCGAACCTGGTAAAGTATTAAAAATTGAAAATTATAATCAAAATAAAATTACACAAATTGAAATATTTATAAACATATGTATTGATTATGTTAATGAAATAGAACATTTTGTAAATGATTGTAATATTCAATTGAATTGTATGCGAAAAATACTAGTTTATAATCATATAGAAAAAAGTACAGATGAACAAAAAAAAACAAGTCATTTAGATAAAAATCAAATTAAAAAAGAAATATGTAATAGATATCCAAATATAAAAGATAAAGAATATTTTAATACTTCAATTTTAGATGCAAAAAGATATTTATATAATAATACTATTGCTATATATAAACAACTTTATGACCTAATAAAAAAAATTTTTTTTGATAAAGGATCCAGCATTGAAAAACCTAATAATCCTACAATTTGCAAATCATTCAATCTTATTACATCTTTAATCGATAACCTTTCACTAAAAATAGATTCTAGTGAGCAATTTACATATTATGGAATGCTTTCGAGTACCACAAAATCGAGAGAAACAGCTAATCAAACTGAATATTCATTATATTCTAAAAGTAATAATACTTTAAATAAAAAAATGAATGAATTATTCAAAGCAATAGATCCAAATTTTAGATTAGTACCAGTGGTTATAAAACCCCCAGATTCACCAGTACAAAAACTAGATCGTTCATCAGCAGGTATAGATGATGAACGATCAATACCACAACCTAATGCAAGTGTTAGATCAGCAGCAACAGAAGTTGGTGATACTTGAGTAATCCTATGAACTGCAGCTGTAATTCCATAACTTGCACTCTCTGGTTCTGATATTACATAAACATAAATATAAAGTATATTAAATCTATAAATAAATCACTATCATTAAATTATAATAAATACAAAAAATTGAATTAAATATATTAAACGATTTAAAGACATGTCTACTCTATAAATAGCTTATGAAAAACATGGATAAATATTTAGATATGAGTGACGAACAAATTGATAATCTATTAATGGGATTAGATTTAGACACAAAACCTGATAATTCAAATAATAAATCACTGTGTAAAAATTGTAAAAGTAATAGTCTTGTTATCGATAATGTTAAATGCCATATTGTTTGTACATCATGCGCCGTTATTAACGAAGAGTATTTAGATGAAAATCCAGATATTAGTAATAATGATTCAGAAACACAAACAAATTCTCGTTATGGTACACCTTCAAGTTTTTTCTATCCAAAAGCTTCGTTAGGAACAAAAATAGTATCTAAAGGTTATAATAGATTAAGTTTACTACAAAAACAAGGACAAATGCCTTATAAAGAAAAAAGTTTAATGGATGTATTAGATACGATTCAAATAAAATGCAAAAAATATGGAATAACACAATCTATAATTGACAGCGCCAAAATTTTATATAAAAAAGTTTCAGAATCAGTACATAATACAGGCAAAAGAAAAGGAAAAAGTATTATTATGAGATGCATTAATAGAAGATCAATGATTGCTGCATGTTTGTTTCACGCATGTAAATTACAAAAAGAAACTAGAAGTCCAAAAGAAATTGCTGATATTTATGATCTTGAAATTAAAAATGTATATAGAGGTTGTCGTAAATTTTGCGAAATTATTGATTCTAATACACTATTTTATCAAATTAAAAGTTCTCAATCGTCAGATTTTATTGAAAGATACTCTAAAAGGTTAAATATTGATAATGAATATATCATTATTATTAAAGATGTATCATTAAATATACATAAATTAGATTTGGCTTCTACTCATGAACCACCTTCTGTAGCAGCGGGATGTATTTTATTAGTTACACGATATTATAATATTCAAATTTCAAAAAAACAGATATCTGATATTTTTTCTATTTCTGATGTTACTATATCAAAAACTTTTCGTAAAATATGGCCATATCATAAAATAGTTTTAAGTAACAAGATTACTGATTTAATTCTTGAAAAAAAAAATTTAATAAAAAAAGATTATATTGATATAGATACTAAATCAGATATATCTACTACATATAAAGATATTAAATCAATTTCATCTGATATAAATGAATCTGATAATTCTGATGAATCTGATGATTCATATGACTTTTAATTTATAATTTAAATAAACTTTATTATTTAAATTATACATATTTAATTTAAAAAATGAACGTGTTAACAAATATCTATTAATAATATTATTAATAGATATTATTTAAAATTTTAAACAATAAAAGCACTTAAACATATTTAAACGCATTTAAAAAAAAAATAGTGTGTTTGATTTAAAAATATAATATATATATATTTATATATACAAATGACCAATAAAAATGGAAAACAAAAATCAAAAAACCAACTTTCAAAAAATGAATCTTTACCGCATGTTGATGATAAAAATGTAGTAGAAGCTGTACAAGAAGTAAATGTAGTAGAATCAGTTCCAGAAGTTAAAAATGTTGAAGAAGCATCCCAACCAATTAATGTAGAACCTGATTCAAAGGAACAAAAAGATTCGCTTTCCGGTGTACAACTTGCAGGTGGTAAGAAAACAAAAAAAGTAGTTGATTCAGGTGCAGCAAAAAAATCAGTACCTTCACAAAAAGTCAATGAAGATAGTAAAATGAAAGCTGATGAAGTTGTTGCTGATGTTGTAACCAAATCAAAAAATAAAGTAATTAAAACTAATGTAAAACAAGTAGCTGCAAGTAGTGTAAAAGAAACTCTTGTTGTGAAAAGCAAGGGAAAGGGAAAGGGAAAGGGCAAAAAAGATGAAACTGTTACTGCTACAGATACAAAACCAGAAAAAGCTAAAGCTAAATCTAAACCAAAATCTAAAAAGAAACAATCAGTTGATGAAAATGAAAATGAAAATGAAAATGAAAACGATAATGATAATGAGGATAGCTCAGAAAGAAAAATTAGATCATTCAAAGTTAAGTTGCCAAACAAAGAAGATTTTCAGGGCAGATTCACAGGATTAACTCCATATCAAGCTGCTAATAAAGCACTTAGTAAATACTTTAGAGAAACTCAAGATCCATTAACTGAAATTACATTTAGTATTTGTGAATCAACAAGAAAAAGTAAGAAAACTACATATACATATGTTGGTAAAAGACAAAAATTAGATGTACCTGTTTCATATACAATTCAAGATGGACGTCAAATTACAAAAAATTTTAAAAATTTTCTTAAAAAAATTAAAAAAAATGATGTAGTAGAATAGAGTAGTGTAGTGTAGATTAATTAAATTTGCTAATAAATAATTATAAAATATATTTATAATTATTTCTTATTTTGCATGATATTAAGTATTTCTTCAAAATTTTTTTTATTTATTTCTGGTAAATTATTATAATAAATAATTGCTCGATGTAAACTTTTTGAATTATATAAATTATAAATAGAAAATAAAAACATTATTAATGTAATTATCCATATTAAATTATAAAATTTAGTTTTATTAATATTGTACATTGGACTAATAAATTCATAAATAAAACTATTAATTTTTTTTATATTCCGTAATTTACATTCAATTAATGTTAATATACATTCATCTGAATTTAAATACCAATGTAAAAATAAACATAAACAAAACACAATATGTAATATTAATAATAAAACATTATCAATAAATGGTGTAATAATTATAAATAAAATAATTAATATATGAAAATAATAAATAATATTTGCAAAAAATAAATTTATCATTATTTATAAATTTTAGATTTTAATTTTTTCTCAAATAAATTAATGAATAAATTTGATTTACATGATATGCCAGTAGCATATTTTAGTGATAATAAAAATGCTGATAAATTAAGAACACAATTAATTAAAAATCAAGTTTTAATTCCTGAAGAAGAACAAGGTAATTTAGAAATAATTTTTTTTTCGGAAGAAAATATGGAATTAATTAATAAACAATTAATATTAGCTGTATTTAAATATAGTAATAAACAATTTTTAATACCAAAACAATCACATGATAGTTTAATTATTATAATGAGATATGTTTTTATTGAGTATGCACGTCATTTACCTTATGATATAATGAATCAAATTAAAGAATTAAATTGCAAAGTTATAAATGAAATTTTTCCAAATATAATTACAAATATTACTCAAAAAATTGATTATTTACAAGAATTAGATTGTCCAAGAAAATTATTAGATTTACCAAAAAATGTTAATAAAACTAAAAATTTAAAATCAGTTGCATCAATTTTATTTAGTGAATAATTTTATTCTAATAATTATTATATTATGATTATACAGTTATTTATTATTATATTAATATTTGTAATAATATTTTTAATTTATTATTTTAAATTATATGAATTAATTAAAATTTTTAATATTAGCTCACAAAATAACCCAATTGATCCTATTCAAAATCAAAATCAAGAAAATTTAATAAGACATATTATGAATACAGCAAATATTTACAAATCAAAAAATAATATTAATTATGATAATTCTATTTTTAAAAATATTATTAATGATGATTTTGATAGTAATAAAATAAAAAATTATTTAAATTTAAATAATAATATTGATTATATAAATTTAGAAAATATACAAAGTTCTGTGCATGGCACTGAAAATTCATGTTGTTTAGTTAATAAAAAATATATTAAAAATAATGATAGTCTTTATCAAGGTAAATTTGAATATGAGTATGATGTATTAAATAATAATGAATGTAATTTAGAAAATTATAGATTGGATTCTAATAGACAATTATTTTTTGATAATATAAATAATTGGTCAAATAGCAATTGTAAAAAAAATAATAATTATTTAGGATCATGTCGTAATACTAATAAAGAGTGTATTGATTTTGTTGACAAAAATTTTTGTGATCATTATAAAATGACATGGTCAAATAAAACTTGCCACGATAAATTAGATTTTATATGGACTGACAGAATTCCACATATGGATAATAATATACTAATTAATAATGATAAAAATAATAATAATAATTCTATCAATAAATTATTTTAAGTTAAATTTGGTAATTCTATAATTATAACTTAAAATAATTTAAATGTAAATTTTTCTAAAAAATATTATATCTATGTCGGAATATTTGAAATAGATAATAATAAACATTTTGAATTAATTAATAAATGTTTAAACAAATGAAATAAATAATGAAAATATTAAATTATATATGGAATTTTTTAAATTAACTGGTAAAATGTTTGTATAATTATTTATTTTATATTATTAAAACTTTTAATAAAAAGTTTTAATATGATATCTCTCTCTTGACATTTTTTTATTATGTATCAAATGTTATATAAGTTATATAAAAATCATTTAAGGATATAATTTTTATATAACTTATAATAATGGAAAAAGTTATAACTGATTTTAAATGTAATGTATGTAATAAATACTATTCAAGTTATCAAAGTCTATGGATTCACAATAAGAAATATCATAATACAAATGTTACACAAAGTGTTCCAATTGTTAATCTGAAAAAATTAAATGTTATCCAAAAGGTGTCCAATGTTGCTTCAACAACTGTTAATACTAATATATTAGAATGTAAATATTGTCATAAGACTTATGCCAATAGACATTCAAAATCAAAACATTTAAAAAATTGTAAAGAGAAAAAAATTAAAGATGATGAAATATTAAAAAAAAATAATGATTTAGATATTATAAAAAATAGTTTAACACAATTATTATTGAAGCAAACTAAAATACATCAAAAAACTATTCAAAAAATAAATAATGATACAATAAATATAGAATTAAATAATCATATTAATAATAAACCAATAAATAGTGATTATTATAATAAAATAATAAAAAGTGATGATAATAAATTTCAATTTGATCTTAACAAAAATTTTTTAACATTCAAAGATAAACCTATTAAATATTTCTTTTATAACGATCAAGTTTATTTCAAAGGTAAAGATATCGCAAAAATTTTAGAATATGAAGATACTAAACAAGCTATCCGCTATAATGTTAATATTGATGATAGAATTAAAATTAATCAACTTTTGGGGGGTGAAGATCCTAAAACTGTATTTATTAATGAGTCTGGATTTTATAGTTTAATATTAGCATCTAAAAAACCTGAAGCTATTGAATTTAAAAAATGGGTTATAATAAAATATAAAAATCTAAAGATTTTTATATTTTATTCTTAGGGCAAAATTATAATTAAAAAATCTAAGATTTTTTAATTATAATTTTACCGTTACATCTATAGTACTTCCATCAATAAGAAAAAAGGGTAGTTATAATTTAATTGATAATTATATTGATGAAGATTTAGAGAAATATCATAATAAAGATTGCGTTTATATAATTCATATAAAAGATAACATTTATAAGTATGGTTATACATCACATATATATAAAAGATTACAAGCCCACAATACTAATTTAAATTACAATAAAATAATTAAGATTTATGAAATGAATAATATGAATGAATCAATTAAATAAAAATCCTTTGGGATTTTTATTTAATTAATGAGGCAAAAATAAAATCATAGATTTTATTTTTGCCGAATCAATTAAACTAGAGAATAAAATAAAAACATTAGTAAAGACATTAAAAATAAATACAGTATACAATACTCATATAGAAATATTTGAAGTGGATAATAATAATTTACAAAATTTAATTAAAAAAATAGATGAGTTATCAATAAAAACAAATAAAATTAAAAATAATAAATATTTTGAACAAGAACAAGAAAAAACTAAACAAATGGAAATAAATAATGAAAATATTAAATTACATATAGAATTTTTTAAATTAACTGGTAAAATGTTTGTATAATTATTTATTTTATATTATTAAAACTTTTAATAGAAAGTTTTAATATGATATCTCTCTCTTGACATTTTTTTATTATGTATCAAATGTTATATAAGTTATATAAAAATCATTTAAGGATATAATATCTATATAACTTATAATAATGGAAAAAGTTATAACTGATTTTAAATGTAATGTATGTAATAAATACTATTCAAGTTATCAAAGTCTATGGATTCACAATAAGAAATATCATAATACAAATGTTACACAAAGTGTTCCAATTGTTAATCTGAAAAAATCAAATGTTATCCAAAAGGAGTCCAATGTTGCTTCAACAACTGTTAATACTAATATATTAGAATGTAAATATTGTCATAAGACTTATGCCAATAGACATTCAAAATCAAAACATCAAAAAATATGTAAAAATAAAACAACAGATCCAATAATAGATAAAAAATTAGAAGATTTTAAAAATGAAATTTTAGCAATAATTAAAAAAGAAGCAAAAATACATCCAAAAACATTACAAAAAATTAATAAAAATTTAATTAATAATAGTAATAATACTATGAATAATAGTAATAATAAAATTATAAATATTGTTAAATTTGGTGCTGAAAATATTTCAGAAATTTTAGAGAAAAAAGAAATATATAAAATTTTAAATAGCCGTTATAAATCATTAGAGGAAAGTATTAGAACTGTGCATTTTAATAAAAACCGACCCGAAATGCGCAATATTTATATTACAAATTTAAGAGATAATATTGCTCACATTTATAATGGTGATAAATTTGAGGCGGTTAGTAAACATTCAATTCTAAATGAATTAATAAATAATCATTTAGAAAATATAGAGATATCATATGAAGATTATAAAGAAAAATTACCAGAAAAAACATGTGATGTATTAGAAAAATTCATTAAGAAGATTCAAGATGAGGATAGTGAAATGATAGACGAAGATAACAATAGAAAATTTAAAAATTATCGAGAATTTAAAATTAATGAGATAAAATTAATGATATATAATGAAGGAGGAAATATGAGAGAAGTTATTAATGTTATTTATGATAAACCTAAAAAAATTGTAACTTTAAGAGAAATTGAAGATGATGATTAATTATTTTTTATCTTTTTTAATTGATTTTTTAAATTTAGAATACAACTTAAAAAATACTAATTTGATTAATTCAGTGTTATCATATTCTTCATCATTATTCTTTTCTATTTTTAATTTATCAAATAAATCTTTTAATTTTATAAATCCATATTTATGAAAAAAACTTATTGTATCTATTATTAAATAATTATTAAATTCTAATACTATATTATACCTAAAAGCTTCTGATATTAGTGTTTTTAAATGGAAGTCGATATTATGACTAACAATTATAGTTGTATTTTTATTATCATTTTTAAATTCTTCAATTACTAATTCTATTTCTTTACCATTTTGAATAGCATATTCTTGTGTAATATTATGAAATTTAATAGAATCTTCAGAAATATGCATTGATCTGGGTTTTATAATATTTTTAACTTTTTTACTTAGAATAAAAACATTATTTTCTATATATCCTATTTCATAATTTAATGTAACCATTCTTGCATAACAATATAAATTCTTTTTAGTAATTTGATCATTTGTTTTATGTAAACCAGTTGTTTCAGTATATAAAAAACATATTATTTTATCCATTATAATAATAACTATTATTCTTTTATTTATTATTTTTCAATATTTTTTATTTCATTCTTATTACAAATAATGGTTTTTTATAATTTTTTTTTGGAAATATATATTCTATTTTTTTATCTATTTCTGTAAATTCTAAAATTCCTTTTTGAGTTGTTCCTTCTTTGATATATTTATTAGTAATTTCTTTTAATTCTTTTATAAATGAATAATTACTATTATATATATCAATAATTTCATTTTCATTAATTTCAAAATTTTTTAATTTTTTCATAATATCCAAAACAATATTTAATCTTTCAACTTGAGTATATTCACTATTCATATTATATTTATAATATAAAATTAAAATTTTAAATATAAAAATTGATAAAATATTAAATAAAATTATACTATATAAATATTATAATGTCTTATTATTTAATTGATTTTATTAATAATAGTAATAATTTTAATTTTGATAATCTTATAATTGGAAGAAAAATTAAATTAGATGATAATATGTCTAAATATTATATATATTATCAAGAAAATGAAATGGAAGATCCAAAAGAAATTTATATTAAATTACCTAAATTAAGAATGATTTATAAGTTAGGTAATACTAAATTTAATCAAGAAAATATACCTATTTATCCAAATTATGATATTACAAATAATTTTATTAAATTTATTAAAGATTTAGAAGATAATATCAAATTATGTTTTGAAACAAAAATACAAAATATTGAATTTACTAGTATAATTAATAAAAAAAATAATTTAAGTTTAATAAAAACTAATGTTGATGATAATCTCAAAATATCATCAGATAATAATAAAATAAATAGTCTATCAGATTTTAAAATAAATGGTCAAATTGAATTAGTTATAAAACTAAGTTATATTTGGAATAAAAATAATTATAAAATAGGTATTTCATCTTATTTATATCAAATAAAATATTATTCTTCCCCACATGATTTAAATTATAATTTTTTAGATAATTTAAATAATAAAGAAATAATTATATTAGATAATGTAAATAATAATAAGCCACAAAATGTTATTCAAGATTGTATAAGTAATAATCATATAAACCTTGTGTCACGAGAGTCGCAAATTGTCCAAAAAGAAATTAAATTTGTTCCATTAATAGATGATTTAAAATCAGCTATTAAAAATTTAAAACCACGTATTTAAATTTTTTATTTAATTGGTATATTTATTACGGATGGAATAAATGGAACACTTCCTACTGAAGATAATGGTGACAGTGGTGATAAAGGTAACATTGATAATAATGGTGAAATAGGTTCGTCTTTAATAATTGGTAGTGGCATTGAAGCTATCATTGGCGCAGGTGATATCATTGCTTGATTCATAATTACATTTGTAGGAATATAAGTATTTGAATTTATTGGCAAACTATAATTATTTATTGGATACATATTAATACCAACTTTATTACGTCCATCTTTTTTATAATAATTTATTTTTGCAGTCATATGTCTTGATTGATCTTTTATTATTAAATCATTTATATTTAAATTATGATTTAATTTAACAAAATTTTTAATAGCTTCTTTAAAAGAATCAGCATTAACAGTACTAGCAAATGGAGATAATACTTGATATATCATTATAATAATATTAGAAAAATAATTTATAAACTATTTTAATTTTTTATTATAATTTTAAAAAAATTTATAAATATTTTTCTTTATATGTAAAAAATCACAGTAAATCATAATAAAACTTATTTATTAAAAACTAGTAATATGAAAAAAAAAAATCAAGATGTTATAAATTATATTAATTATATGAATAATTCAAAAAAACGAAATAGACATGTATTGACTTATAAAAATATAATTACTGAATTTAAATTATCTGCAATTAATAGATTAAATAATATTAAACTAGATTTCCTAAAAGATGATAAAAATAATTTAATTATTTTTATTAAATATTTAAAATTTTTATTTAATGAATGTATACGTAAATTAAAAGTATCAGATTTTATATCTAATAATATAAAATTATTAATTATAGCAGAATTATCTATATGTAAAACTATATTGAATAATATAAAAAAAAAAATTAGCAAATATCCCAATAAAGATTTTAAATATTTTCTAGAAAAATTTAAAACTAAATATAATAAATCATCAAAAATAAATAAAAAATATAAATTAGATAATAATAAATTATTTATTAATATATTTTTAAAAAATATAGATAAAAAAAATAAAATTGATGATAAATTATCAAATAATATTATAAATCATGATGGTAATGATAATGAAACATATATTAACAAAAGTTGTAATAGAATTGATAAAAATAATGATGATAATGATGATAATGATGATAATGATAAAAATAATGATAAAAATAATGATAAAAATAATGATAATGATAATGATAATGATAATGATAATGATAATGATAATGATAATGATAATGATAATGATAATGATAATGATAATGATAATGATAATGATAATGATAATGATGATCAGGATGACAATGATGATGATGATGAGGATGATGAGGATGATGATGATGAGGATGATGATGAGGATGATGAGGATGATGAGGATGAGGATGAGGATGATGATGAGGATGAGGATGAAGATGATAAAAAATTATTAAAAAAATATTCGGAAGAGATAATAAATCAAATATTTAAAAATAATAAAGATGTCAAAAATGAAATAATAAATTATCTATCTACTAAATCATTAAATAAAAAAAAAATACTTTTAAATAATATAAAAGAAGTAGTTAATTATCAAAAAACAGATACACCTATTCCATTTCAGATATTAAATTTACCATTATCATTATCTCAAAAAAACAATATTCTTAAATCCTATACAATGCTACAAACAAGTTTGTATCCAGATAATAAATTAAAAATGTGGTTTGATGCATTAATGACAATACCATTTGGACAATATAAAGGTTTAGATTTGAAATCATTTGATACAAATGAAATAAAATTTTTTTTAGATAATTTGCAAAAATTGATGAATGATGCAGTGTATGGTCACGAAGAAGTTAAAAGACAAATAATTCAAATAATGGGTCAACAAATAAGAAATCCGAAATCCAAAGGTAATATTATTGGTTTATGGGGAGTACCAGGTAATGGTAAAACTTCTATTATTAAAGAAGGTATTGCAAAAGCAATAAATAAACCATTTATTTTTATTTCATTAGCAGGTGCATCAGACGCATCCTTCTTAGTAGGTCATTCTTACACGTATGAAGGTTCAATATATGGAAGAATAGTTAATGGTTTAATTAATTGCAAATGTATGGATCCAATTATATATTTTGATGAATTAGATAAAATATCCAAATCTTACAAAGGTGATGAAATAACTAATGTATTAATTCATCTAACTGATCCAACACAGAATTCACATTTTAGAGATAAATATTTTCATGGGATTGATTTAGATTTATCACGAGCAACAATGATATTTAGTTATAATAATCCAGCGAATATTAATCCAATATTATTAGATAGAATTACAAGTATCCAAACAAAGTATTTGTTGACTTCACAAAAAGTACATATCGCTCAAAAATATTTAATTCCAAATATTTTATCTGATATTGGTCTAAAACATAATGATATTATTATTGACACAGATGAATTAGAGTATTTAATAAATAATTATACTCATGAAGGTGGTGTTAGAAAATTAAAATCATTATTATATAATATAATTAGAGAATTAAATTTGTCAAACTTATTAAATACACAAATAAATAATTGTAATATTATATTTCCTCACAAAATTTCACTTGATGATTTAAAATTATTATTGAAAAATAAACCTGAAAATGAGGCTGATAAAATTCATACAACCGATAAAATAGGAATAATTAATGGATTATATGCAGGATCATTGGGTATAGGTGGTATTTTGCCGATACAAGCTTTATGGATACCATCGAAAACACCATTAACATTAAAAGCAACAGGCTCACTAGAAAAAGTAATCAAAGAAAGTACAGAAGTTGCATGTACATTAGCATGGAATTATTTATCAGAAGACTTAAAAAAAAGTTATTTATCTGAATGGAAAATTAATCCAATGGGATTTCATATACATTGTCCTGATGGTGCCGTATCTAAAGATGGTCCATCTGCAGGTGCAGCATTAACATTAGTTTTATATTCTTTATTAACAAAACAAAAAATTAGACATGATATAGCAATGACAGGAGAAATAAATTTAGAAGGAAAAATTACAGCAATTGGTGGATTGGATGAAAAATTAGAAGGAGCAAAAAAAGCGGGTGTAAAGTTAGTTTTAGTGCCTAATGAGAATATTAAACAGTTAAACAAAATTAAAGAAAATAATGTAAATCTTATAGATGATAATTTTTCAGTTATACCTATTGATACATTTTTAGATGTATTAAAATATTCATTTAGTTAAAAAAAATCTATATATTTATATAATGTCTATAAATAATTTAAGTAAATTAACGGATTCTATTAAAGGAGATAAAATCAATAATTTATTTAATATTCTAATGTATGAAAAAAATAAAAATCTTGTAAATAATTATTCAATATCATTATTATCATATTTTTTGAATAATGATATTAATAAAAATATGATAAAAGAAATGTTTGGCGGTGCAGCTATTGCTGCAAGAGTAGGGCTTAAATTTTTACCCAATATTATAAAACTAGGTAAAAGTAAATTAGGTAATGTATTAAAACAAGGTAAAGGTAAATTAGGTAATGTATTAAAACAAGGTAAAGGTAAATTAGGTAATGTATTAAAAAAAGGTAAAGGTAAATTAGGTAATGTATTAAAAAAAGGTAAAGATAAATTAGGTAATGTATTAAAACAAGGTAAAGGTAAATTTGGTGATAATCTTAAAAAAGCGAAAGATGCTAATACAAAGTTAAAAAAACAAAAAAAAAAACTAAAATCACAATTAGATGAATTAAATAATCAATATGAAAGTTTATTATCTCAAAGTGGATCTTATAAAAAAAAAAAAGATCAACTTGATCAACTTGACGCAACGAGAAATGAAATAAAAAAAAAATTGGATATAGTTAACGATGAATTAGATGATAGTTTAATTAATTTAAATGATGAAAATTTAAAAAACCAGAATAAAATTTTTAATTCATTAATTGATTTAAATAAAAGAGATATTGCAAATCAAACTAAATTAACTAGAGATAATTTAATGAAAGGAGTAATTAGTTTAATACATGAAAACTATAAAATTAATATCAAAAATGATAAAATATATGATAAAAGAAATAAATTATTTGAAGAACAAGTAAAATTTAAAAAATATAAAGAAATTCAATTGAGAGATTTAGAAAAACAAAAAGAACAACAACAAGAAGATTATGAAACTAAGTTAAAAAAATTAGATGAAAAAATTGAAGCATCTACTCAAAAAATACAACAAGCAAATGAAGAATTAAAAGAAGCACAAATTAAATTTATAGAAAAAATTGATTCTTTTAAATCATAAATATTTATTTAACTAATTATAATATTTTGTAAAATATTTAATTATATTATTATAATGTTTTTTTGGAATATAATTAAAATCAATCATCAATTTATTTAATTCATATTGTTTTTTTGCTTTAAAATTAATGCTTAAATAATTATCTAAAATATTTGGTTTTAATAAATCATTTTTTTTTATTTTATAACCTTTTTCATATATACCTTTAATACTATCAGATTTATCACCAAAAATAATTTTTTTATTTAGGCTATCAATTGCTTCTTCTTCAGTTAATACAATTAATTTTTTTGATTTATAATTTAAAAAATAAATATTTTTTCTACCAAGTTGACAAAAATCATTATCTCCAGATATAATATAAATTTTTTGATCTGTATTTTTTAAATATAAACATATTGCACCTATAATATCATCAGCTTCAACATAATTAATTCTTAAACTATATATATTTTTATGATTATTAATAATATTCGGTATTATATTATTATAAGTATACTTAAATACATTATTAAAATTATATTTTTGAATAATATATTTACGTTCTCCTTTATAATCTGTAAATATTTCTGATCTCCATAATTTTTCTAATGGTGAATCCATACAAAAAAAAATATATGAATTATTAAATATATTTTTTTTTATAATTTTTATAATTGAATTCAAATACATTTTTTCATATTTTTCAATAAATATTTTATTATCAAACCAATCATATTTAGGATCTAAACAAAAAATTTTAAATTCTTCATTATGTGCTAATGAATACCATCTAATAGTTGCATAAAATCTATAAAATGATGTATATGACGCATCAATTAAAATAATTGGATAATTATTCATAAATATATATAAAGTTTATAATTTAAATAGTATTTTTAAAATATTAAACTATTTAAAGTATATATTATTATTAATAATTTAAAACATAACTTCTCCTTTAGTATCATCCTTTGCTAATTCATACATAAAAATAATACCATATTTTCTAGCTCTTTCATTAAAAGAAGTTCCTTCAGGTCCTAAACCAGGTGCATAATAAAGTTGTGAAATAGGACCCCTATTTTCGAGTTTTTGATTATTATTTAAAACTGGATCAATTACACCCATAGGATCATATAAAAAGTATTCATTTTGTAATATTTTTTGTTCAATATCACTGTGTATTACAAACATTGAAGATGATCCTACAACTAAATTTCTTTCAGGAGCATTACTATTGACATCAGCTATTACTACAGATCTTAATTTATATATATCACCTCTAATTGGGAATTCTAATTCAAAATCAATTTCTCTATCATTTAATCGCTCAAATCCTGATACTGACGCTGGTAAACGATTAATATTGAAAGGTTGCATATCATTATATCTAATAATATTTGCACGTCTATCAACAAAAAAGAATAAGACCCCTTTAGAATAAATTAAACTTGTATGTTTAGGTACAACAACACCATTATCAATAAAAAATTGATGTTGTTCAAGAGCATCAGATAAACTTATTGGTGTATTATCACTTATCGAAGGAGGTAATCTTAAATTAATCATTGGTACATTTGTCACAACTGGTCTAATATTTTGCACATAGGGATTCATATTTATAACATTATAAACTGGCATTGTTGATACGATTGTGGGTCTAAATGAAAATGATGATAATAATCTTTTTAATATAGTACCATCATATCTACCATAAATTAAATCCGGATTATCTTGTTTATTTAATTTACAAATATCAATTGATGTAACAAATTCTCTAAAAGATGCATTATAATATTGACCATTTCTCAGATTTAATATACAGTTCCATAATTGATTTTGAAGTTGGCACCTATTTAGTAAATCAAGTAATGATGATTTATTATCACATACAATATCATTGGGATCTCGTGTAATACTATCAAATAATTCGAAATCTGGGCGGGTAGAGAGTGCCTCATTATTATAACGTGCTTTTACAATACCGCTAATATTGCCATGTATAAAATGATTATCTAAACTATCAATTTTAGGTAAAAACATAGCAGCAATAACTGGATGTACATGATCACCTGGTTTATGACCTAGTTCTCTTTTAAATTCACCAGTTAAGGCTTCGAAATCACAATCTCTGTATTGCATTGATTGTAATACCGTTTGAGCATGTAATGGTTTAGATGATGCATTTAATCTTAAAATTTCTTGTAAATGTTTATAATCAGTATCATTAAGTTTAAATCCAAATCCATGATAGTCAATATTAATTGATCCTAATACTTTCATCATATTAGTTGTTACTGCTAGTACATCAGGACTTTTTAATCCAATTAATTCTTGTTCATAAATACGTTGAAATTCTACAAATTCATCATCAGATAATCCATAGTGAGTTTTAACCTTTTTTGCATATTCTAAAAGAACATGAAATGGATATTGTTGATCACCATATTTTCTTTTAATAAATTTAGCTAATTTTTTCCCTCTTTTGCTTATTAAATGATGTTTTTCTAAATAACTTTTTTGAATTTCATCAACATGAGCTTCATCATATTTTTCTCTTAATTTAGTAAAATCGGATGATGTTACTTTTTCATTACCTTTTCTTATTAATTTTTTAACTTCATCGTCTAATGATGAAGTTTCTTTATGTGAACGATTTCGTTGACTATTTTTTTGAAAATTATCCATATATATATTGAATTAGAAAATATTTTTAAATTTTTATATTTTAAAAAAATTCATAAAAATTTTAGATTATTTCTTTTACTAAATTATCAAACAATATATTTATAATCAATTTAAAATAATAAATATATAATATTTATATTAATGAAAACAGATTTTGATACAATAAATAACGACTTATGGATTAATAAATATAAACCAAAAAAAATTAATGATGTTATTGGAAATAAAGAACAAATTAAAATTTTTAAAGATTGGTTATCAAATATAAACTCAAATAAAAATCAAACAATTATTATATCAGGCAGTCAAGGAATTGGAAAAACTTTAACAATAAAATTAATTTTAGAAGAATACAATTTTATTGTAAGAATTATTAATCCAAGTGAAATTAAAGATCATCGTATTTATGATGATTTTAATGATTATCATAATTTTATAAATTCAGTGTATTCAAAAATTTCTTTTAATAATATTAAAAATAGTAAAATAGCATTAATTTTTGACGAAACTGAAAATATTACATTAACAAGTGAAAAAAAATATATAATGGATATCTATAAAGAAAATAATAAATTAAAAAGTTTTCCTTTAATTTTTATATCAAATAATCAACATTCAAAATTATTATATGATTTAAAAAAAGGTTGTAAAGAGATTATTTTTGAAAAACCTTCATTTGATGAAATTAAAAATTTTATTATTAAAATATATGATTTAGAAAAAATTAAATTAGAAAATTCTGATTCTATAATAGAAAAAATAATAGTTTTTTCTCAGTTTGACATACGTAGATTGATTAATTTATTACAAGAATTGATTTATCATATATCTAATTATATTCTAACTGAAAAAAATTTAGACGAGTTTATAGAAAAATCAAGAGAAAAAAATATTGATATTGGATTATTTAATGCTACTGAAAAAATATTAAATAATTATTTAGATTATGATGCAATACTTAAATTATATGAAACAGAAAAAGTATTATTACCATTAATGATACATGAAAATTATTATAAAAGAATATTAAATAAATCAAATCTATTATTTGAAGATATAATTTATAAAATGGTAAAAATATCAGATTCAATTTCAAAAGGTGATAATATTGAAACTAGTATATATACCGACCAAAATTGGTATTTATCTAATATTCATGGTTTTTATACATGCATTAATACATCATATTGGATTAATAAAAATTCTAATAATAATAAATTATCAAATAATAGTATTAAATTTAGTTCAGATTTAAATAAAACATCATTAAAAAATATTAATAGAAAAAATATAATTAATTTACAAAAACTTATTAATATTAAAAGTAATCAAGAAATTTTAATGTTAAATATTATTGCAAATAATTTATTAAAAAATAATAATGAAAATAAATTAATTAATATATTAAATAAATATAATAAAGACATTACAATTAAAGAAATTGAATTATGTTTAAAAATTGATAAAACTAGAGAATTCAATGTTATTGGATCAAAAGAAAGAAAAAAAATTATGAAGCAATTAATTTAGAAATCGGTGATATCTAAATTAATTATAGAAAAAAATATATTTGATAATTTATTAAAAAAATTGAAATAATATTATTATTCAATAGGTACAAGAATTAGATTTTTACCGTAGCCTAAAGGATTTACATGCGAATGTTTTTTCTTACAAAATCGTTTATTCTAATAAACCGTAGCACAAGAATAAAAGCTACAATTTTATAATATAGCTATTTAAGATCAAAAATGGCTAATCCATACAGAATTGTAGGAATGAGAATTCGTCATGAATTTCAATCACCTAATTTACCGTTAGAAGCATGGACAATCATGTCAGTTTTTGCAAGGAGATCAGAATCACATCCAGATTATTGGAGAGTTCAAGATTATGGTTTGGTTCACACAAGTCTAATCCAAGAGTTAAATATTCAAACACCGCTTCCATTGAGAATTGTAAATATGAATATTCATCCAGTTATAAATCAACAAAATTCAAATATAAATTTTACACATAGTTCTGCTAATAGTATCCCAAAAGCCAAAGCTGTACAACCAGCTCAATTTGTACAACCTGCAATGCGAGTTCCAGAACGAGCACAAAATGCTAATTCTGGAATTAACGCTGTACAAACGAACACACCAGCGCATTTGATGCATATACCCAAGATGCATATACCCAAAGCGACAACTATACAGCAAATAAATGTTGGTGCAAAGAATGCTCCGCCTAGACGAGTAAATACAGGCAATCCTGGAGAAACTAATGTTACAATTATACCAATTGATCATTCATAGGATATTTATAATATTCGAAGAAATGAATAAATATTCTGATTTATAATAAAATAAACTTAAATTTAGCAATATATAAAAAAATTGAAAAAATATTACAATGTACTACTCAAAAAACTAGATTTGTACCGTAGCCATTTTGGCACCAAGCTCAAAAAGTCTGGTGCTTTGTGATTACAAACCGCATACATTTTAGTTCGATACTAATTTGTGCCAATTTTATAATGGCGTCAGATTTCAAGACAGTAGCATTGCGAGTTCGTTCTGGAAAGCAGCCGGATTTGCCCATAGAAGCATGGACAGTTATCCAAGTCCAAGCACGCAAATCAACTACAATCCCAAATCATTGGCGTGTACTAGATCATGGAATAGTGCATGATAGTCTCATCGATGATACTGACTTTTCAAAAAACCCGATTAGGAAGCGTATAGATGTTGGTGTTGAAGGTGACACAGTTGTTTCAATTGTTCCAATCACAAGAATTGGAACAAAGAAATATATCCCTCGAACACGGCATTAAAAATCAGATCTTAATCTCAATATGATGAAAGTTCTAGAATTTCTTTTGGAAATTTAGCTGTACAGTATAGCATCAAAAAATTTTTTTATAGTATTAGAATATATGAATGAAAAAATGTTATTTATATTAATAGATCTGAAATGCATTAAAAAAATGATAAAATAAAATTTACTAAATTATATATATTTTTCTTTTATATTTCTCAATGTCAAAAATTGTATATTTGAATCAGAATTTATTGGATTAAAATAAAAAATATCATCGGATAAATATAATAATAATTGATTAATCCATATAATTTCTTCATCACTATTAATTATTAATACATCTTGTGTTAATAATTGATAATAAAAATTACTTTTATTATCATCATATAATTCAAATAAATAATTTAATGATTTAATTTTATTTATATTATTTATTTGGTATTTATTAATTCCTGGTATAGAAGAAGCCCATACCCATAATTTTCTATTTTTTTGATATATTCCATAAAAATTATATTCTCCTGCTAATATCAATTTATTATTATTATAAATTCCTAATAATTTTTTATTACCCGAATTAAAAAAATTAATAATATAATTATAATCATTATTTAAAATTTTTGTTATATATTTATATTTTTTAATTATAGTTTCTTTTATTTTTTCTAATGATGTAATATTATTACTATTATTATGCATATATATTAATTATTGAAAATAAAAAAAATTCTATATATATATATATATATGAATAATAATGATATAACACTTATTATTGGAATATTGTTTATATTGATATTTTTTTTTATAATATTACCAATTTTTGATGATTCTTATAATAATACTATTACAAATATTAAGGAAGAATTAAAAAATACAGAAAATTCATTATTGTTTCCAGATAATAGTAATGGAATACCTAAATTAGATAACAATAAATGTTCAAAAAATTGTTGTAATTTATCTACACAATGGAAATTACCTAGCGAATTATTTAATGACAAACAACAGAATTATACTAATTATATTCCATCAAATATTAGCTGTAATTCTAGAGATACAACAGGTTGTTTGTGCATAGAAAAAAAGGATTTTAATTATTTACGTGATAGAGGAAAAAATTTAAAAAATATTTAATTAATAAATCATTATTTAAAACAATAAAAAATCTTTGATTTTTTATATTGCTGAAACAAAGTTTAAAAGGTATAATTATTATCTAATTCTTATTATATTAATATGTTAAATTTATTAGTAGAAATTAAAAGTGAATATACTACACAACTAATAAATATTTTATCACCATTAATTTTTCAAGGAATCCAATCAATTTATTTAGAAGCAAAAAATATAGGTAAAGATAAAGGAGAAAATAATACAATATTAAAAATATTTCAATCTTGTTTAAAATCCATAATTAATTGGAATCCCACAATTATAGAAAATGAAACTAATCGAATTGTTACATCACCTTTTGTTATGAATAAACTAAATAACTTAAATTATAATTATGATTGGTTAAATGATCTAGTTAAAGCAACTTTAAAATCTCATATTACAGTTTTAATGTTTAATCCAAGAAGTGAAAACCCTTCAAAAATAAATCCAGAATATTATCAAAATATTAAATTAAATGATTTTATACATGGAGTTTATATAGAATGTGCTATAGAATTATGGAATAATCCATATTTATTATATCATGATTATCCACCCATAGAAATAAAACGTAATCATCGAGATTGTATTATTATAATTAAAGAATGTGTTAAAGAAGCTATTCGTAAATTATTACCAGTAAAACATATTTTAAAAATGTATTTAGGCG